GTTTTGGTACATTTAATAATATTAGTGATGCGGTCCTTAAACGTGATTTAATACTTTCTCAGATATGAGCCAAACACACTACCAACGGATTAAAAGAGTAATGCAATTTTATTACAAAAGAGGGCAAAACCGAGAAAACGTAAACGAGGTATATCGTAATATAATTAAAAAAAAATTAAAATGAAAATGAAATATTTACTACTTGCATTTCTTATTGTTTCCTGCGGAGCAAAAACAATTAATAAAGAGGAAAAGAAAACTGATAGTATTGCTACAACTATTGCAGTAGTGAAAACCGATAGCACTTCTATTGATAAAAAGGTATTGGTTTACGATGTCGAAACGGATGAAATCGTAATTGAAGCAGTTGATACAACCGAGCCAATCGAGATTACAAATAACGAGGGCAAAGTAACAAAGTACAAAAACGCTCGTTTAAGCAAGAAAAAAAGAAAAGATAATACTATTGTAGTAAGTGAAAAGATAGTAGCTAAAATAGTGGTTGATTCAGCTAGTAATGAGATTGAAGTTAATAAAGTTGAAAGCACAAAGATAGTTTACAAGGAGCAGTTTAATTGGGGAACGTTTATTTTGCAACTCTGGTGGTTGTGGCTCTTAATTATATTGGCTATTTACCTAGCCTATCGATACTACAAAGGATATCTTAAATTTCCTTTGCTTTGATCCCACAATACGAATGGATAAAAGAGGGTAAAGACTGGGTGCGAGTTGAGAAGCCAGTCAACAAATGGAAAGGTATTCCGCCGATTGAGGATGAAATAAAAAAGCCGCTAGATTAATAGCGGCTTTTCTAATTATCAAACCAAAACATTATGAAAGGCAAATGTAATAGTTTTTTTATTACCAACAAACTAAAAAACCATAAGTTATCGCTAGTAAAAGCATAACTATTAAAATTACTACATCCTCGTTATTTTCTTTCATTGTATTTTATTTGTCATTTTAATAATCTCCCCAATCTTGTTTTCTTATAAAACAAAACCAAAATACAAAATATACAAATACTATTCCCGCAAGAAATAAAGCCCAACATTTTTCAAATTCAGTCATATAATTATATTTATGATGCTTTACAAAAGCAATCTGTTTCTATTTCAAACAGATCACATTGTTGTTTAGATAATTCGTGCAAATCTTCTGCTCTAGTAAATGGTCTTTGTGCCATTTCAATTAATTCAGAAATACTTTTATTTGTTCTTAAATCAAATCTAGGTATTTCTTCAGAACTGTATTTTTTCTCCATTTTAAGCCACCATTCAGCAACCTTTGGATTTTCTTTTATAATAGTCAATCTTTTCTTTAATGACTTTTTAAAACACAAATCACAGTTTCCCTCGTAATCTTTTAATTGTAAATCAAAACTTTGTTTTTCCCACCAATTACGAATAAATTTACTATCAACTTTAACTTCATCACATAAAGGATAAATTACTTTTTCAAGTTCAGCGTTTACACTTTTACGATGCGCTTCATCTGCTCTAATTCCAACTACTTTAATAAGATCAAAGTCTTTATAATTATCACGTAAATAGGCATCTATTGGTCTTTGTTTTAATTCTCTAGTGCAATTAGAAGCCATATTATTAGGTAAAGGATATTTTTTAAGCATCGCTTCAAATGGCTGTCCGTTTCTTGATGCAGTTTTAAAATCAACTATTGAATAGGTTGTACCTTTGCCTTTTTCATCATTTACTAATGCTTCAAGATAAACCAAATTTAATGAAAATTCTTTATCGCATTTATCGGCAAATTGTAAAGTTTCTTCACGTTCTTTTCCAGTATTCATAAAAACAAAAATCGAGTTTTTATATTTAGGATTTTCTTTAATATACTTAGATAAAAAAGCCGAAGTCCTACCTCCAGAAAATAACACAACGTACAATTTTTTAGCTTCCATTTGCTTCATTATATCTTTTAGTTAAATAATCATAAGCCAATCGGTTACATTCTTTTGTACCTCCGATCACTTCAATCTTATACTTTTCAAGTTTTCCGTTATACGGTTCTCGTTTCTCTATTCCTTTTTTGGGTCTTCCTGCCATACTGTATTATTTGATTGTTTATATTCCTTTGGTATTTTTTCGATGATCCGCACACGCCAGCAGCCGATTGCATTTTCCTCAACTACTCTAAAATTACTCGGCAAAGTTACAATAGAATTATCATAGTGCCGAACTATTATAAACTTCGGATTTTGGATTGTATTAATGTGAGATATTTTCATTTTGCAAACCTACAAATAAACTTTTATATAAAAAAATTTTTTTATTACAATTTAGATTCTATATTTGCCCTATCAAACTTTAAAAAACATTTATTATGAATTACGATGACCAAGTATTAGGAGTTGGCAACAGTAGCCACCCAGCGAACCAAGAGGAAACGGAAATTGAGTTGACTATTGAGGAGCAAATGGAAAATGAGATTTTCGATTTAGAACGTAAAATCAACCAAATGCATAATGCGATTGCCTACCGAAAAGCGGTTAACGCCAAAATCGTTGAACTTTGTCAGGCAGTATGCGGAGATAACACTTATATTTTTAACAAATTAAACGAATTATTATAATGGAAGAATTAATCAAATTTCAAGCGTTACAATTAAACGCTTTAAGAACCGAAAACGAAATGTTAAAAAACGAACTCAAACAAGCTAGAGAGTTATTTCAAGCTATGATAAACGATTGGGAGGTAATCGATGCTAAGATTGAAACTCCAGTTACTAACGTGTTTGATGTGGCTTTTGATAGTCCACTATCTCAACTTAATAAACTATACTAATATGAAAGATATTTTAAACTTTATAGATTTGCACCCATTTTTAGCGTGTGCCGTTGCGTTTTTTGTTTTGTTTTACTGCCTTTTCTTTTTTTGCACTTATAACAATGTAAGTGAGATAGTACAGAATTGGCAAGATGGCAAAGAGGATAATATAAACGAAATTGAGTAATGGATAGGCGTAAAGATTACAGCCGATTAAAAATAACCATCATCGAGTTATGGTTTAGATTTGAGTACTTCGGGCGACAAACATTTATTAATAGAATGGCGATTAGTTCTAAAAAACTTAATAGAATTTTAGACGAGTGGGAGCAGAACGATGAATGTATTTTAGTAGAAAGTAAATTAAATAATACTGCAAAGAGTTATTTATAAAAAAAAGTTTATTATCTTTGCTAAACAAATCCGCCAAGATTGAATTTATAACTAACTCACTCTTTGCACTTGGCGGTCATTGAGTGGGTTTTTTAATTTAAACATTATGTCAAAAGATTTATTCCAGTTAATGCGACAACAAGAGATTGACACGCAAAACTTCCTCCCAAACCGACTTGAGATCCAGCTATCTGCACAAACATTCATTAAAGAAGTGTTAGATGCTGGAGAGATTGACAAAATTGAACTACTAGCACAAGCCAAAAGAATGGGCGAAGCGTTAGATGTTATTAACGCTGAACTGATAAAAGTTCTCCCACAAGAGAACTTCGAGGGTTACGGACTTAAAGGTACGTTTAGAAGCGGTGGAGAAACGATTAACTACAAAGACTGCGAAGTTTGGAGCGACATCAACCGAGAACTAAAAGAACGTGAGGAACTTCTTAAATTAGCTTTGAAATCGCATAATGAAATATACGATGCGGCAGGAGTACAAGTGCCTAAAGTATCAACAACGCCACGCAAAAGTAGTATGGCTATATCATTTTAAATTACTATATTTACATTTCATAATTAACCGATGCAAGGTTCGGGCATCTTAACTCCGATCCATAAACAAATATAATATTATGAGTACTTCAAACAGACGTGCAGCATTTGCACAACCACAAACAAACCCAGCCACTAAATTTATTGAGTGGAAATCAAACGACAAGTGTTTCAACTACTATGACAAGGATGCACAGAAAAATGTAGAAATACCTTTGCCTTTTAAGTTCTTAGTCCTAGACGAGTTACATTGCATTAAAGGTTGGAACGATGCTTCATCAAGTAACATTTACTCCAACGAAGTGAAATTCATTTCAAAAGAAGTAATGACAGTTAAACCTTTTAAGGGCAACGAGATTGCCAAAGGGTATTACAAAGACATTAAAGAGAAAGTTGTTGCTGCTGGAGGGCATTACACCAAGTCTATTTATGTAATGCTCGAAGATGGTTCACTTGCAAACTTACAACTAAAAGGTTCTGGCGTTCAAAAGTGGGGCGACTTCACTCAAAAAACACGCAACAGACTTGCAGACGAGTGGGTAATAGTTGCCAAAGCAGAAGATGGTAAGAAAGGTGCAGTTAAGTTTTCAACACCAAGTTTCTCTTTTGCCAACTCTATTTCAGATATTGAAGCAGATTTAGCTGACGATGCTTTTAACATATTGGAATCATACCTTAAAACATACTTAGCAAAAGCAGAGCCATCTATTGTGGAAGAAGAAGAAGATGACTTCGAGCCTACAGTAGATGATGGATTAGACTTCTAAACGCCAAACAACACAACTAATTAAACCGCTATAACTAGCGGTTTTTTTATTTTACTAATTTCTTTGATATATTATATTTTTTTGTATATTTGTTGTGCTGCAACAATTTAAGAAAACATTAATCTAAAAGGGATAATGAAACCAACGTTGCAGTAGGTGGATTTATCCCTTTTTTAATTTAATTTATTTATGAAACTATTTATTACAAATCAGAAGGATTTTAAAGAAACTTTTGATAGAGAAGAATTAAGAAACTCCACGAGAAACTACTTGACTAGTAGTGAAATTCACAAAAAAGCATTTGCTACATTATTTGAATCTGTAAATAATGATA